AGATGATCGACGCAGTAAAATTAGTTGTGTCTTCCCATACGCCATTCCAGATTGTTACGCCGTGATGACCTACCTGACGGCTGTAGGTTGTTGGTGTAGGTGCGGCCATGTCGTCCTCTCTGTTCCGGTATCAGGCAGGCGTCCACCTGCTTGTTCAAGACTGAGTGTTCCTGTGATGGCAGAATACACAGGATAAAATTGTCTACCGTTCTGCTTGTTTCGAAGCCACCCCCTACCTCCTTATGAAGCTACTGTGCCCGGAAAGAGTCTGGCTGACTGGTCAATGGCGTCGGCTTCGTAGTTCTCTGAACACATGCAAGAGCCGGGATCAAGCATAGACCCCAAAGTTCCTTCGCCCATATGATTGCCGACGATCAAGCCTAACGCTGCGGCAGAGAAAATAATCGCAGGTCCGAAGGTAGAAGTATTGCCAGAGATAAAGCAATCGGTATGCGCCACACCGGAGTTGATGGCCCCTACGTCCCAGGCATTGGTATCATTCATTCCCTGGAAGATATTGTCTTTTATTACCAGCCTGGTCGCGCCTGCCGCCTCTATCTCTATGGCTGCATCGGGACCGTTGGCCGTGACGTAAAACCTGTTGCCCTCTACCATAAGATCGTCACCTGCAGCAGGAACAGTGATCGTTTCCAAGTCGTACTGCCCACACTCAAAGGTGTTGTTACGCACGGTGAGTGCAGCGGCACCAGCGTTGATGCGTGATGTCGTACTTGTCACGGTACTGGCAGGAAAGTGCAGGTCTTCTATTGTTACGTTTGATGCTGACACAGCGATGCCATCGATGGCAGCACCCACGGTGATTGCTGCAGGATTTATAAGTGAACCGCCTGTTACGCCTGACAGCGTCACATCATCTTTGCTCATCGTCAGCGCCGCTGTAATCGTAACATTGCCTGGTAGAATTACTACCGTGTCACCACGTCCCGCCGTCGTATCATCCAGAGCGTCCTGTATCGTGCTCTTGGGTTCTATAGGCCGCCTGCCGGGATACGTGTCACTGGCCCCGTTGCCACCTGGGTACGCCGCCGTGCCACCACCGACAAAGATGACCTGACCACCGGGCTTTTCAAGATTTACCCAGCGTCCATTTACATAGTTTAAGTTTGCCATTTGTCTCTTTCTGTATGAAGTGGGGCTTTGGGCTTACGCCTACTCGCCCCCCCCTGTTGTTGCGGCCAAACGTGCGCCGCCCGGTGTTTTAACTTCGATCAGCTACCTGGGCTGCCAAAGAGCGCCCGAGGATCACCCCAACCACTGGAGAATCGTTCTTTGCCCTTGAACTTGATGTCGCCCGTGTCAAAGTCAAAGATATGCGATGTGGTGAAAGGCTCACGGTCATAGATGACCAATTTGTGGTCTGACTTGTCAGCCAGAAGGAACCACGCATCGGTGTCCGTCAGGTAGTCCCACACCTGCAGGGTAAGACCGATGGTTGACAGTGGGTTTACAGCGTTGGTTTCGTCTTCGGGCTGCAGGTCACTGTCGAGGATGCGCACGGCCTCATACTGCAAGTCGGGCGGCACCAACAAAGTTGTGGGCTTAATCTGCATACGCCGTCCACCCCCGGTGCGGAAGTTTCGGAAATCGATGTTGGCCTGCTCCAGAGATGTCCTGGAAAGGTCGGCAGCAGTAGTAAGCTCATTCTTGTAAGAGTCACCGTTCTCACGTACGTGATCGGTGGCAAAAAGTTCTTTGCCGTCACCACCTGTGAAGGAACTGTCGAAACCGTTGTTGAAATGGTTAGACGTGATTGATTCCCTGTTAGCGTAGGCGGCTCCACCCAACTCCGCCGGGGAATCTTCCATCACGCCATATAAATCGTCACTCCACTGCTCCTCGGTGATCCTGATACCTTTGGCGTAATTCACGTGTGTGAATGTCGTGAGAAAACCTTCCACGGGCGAAGTGTAGTTGACCGCTTCACCTTCGGTCTTCGTATCGAGCGTTCCGATACCACCGAATGTCAGGATATGCTCACGATACTGGGTGCTGTCATATACGCTGAAAAGTTTGTCAGCCACGGGCTCACGTTCGGACCATGCCTGATAACAAATCATATGAATGCCACGTGTAGTAGTGTCATTCGGAAAGTTAGCTGTACGTGCAATTGCTGGCACTGGAAATTCACCTCCTCAAGAGTTGTTAGACGCCTATCTGATCTAGGCCCATATGTTCTTTGCATACGACACGGTAAACGGCATTATCGCCTGCCGCATTGTCCACGTTGGACACGATGTCGAGTAACTGGAACCCTGCCGTGGAAGTCACGAGGTTAGCACTATCCAACTCATGCGCTGAATGCAGGGTAGTAGTACTGCCTGCCCCTGCCACATGGTTACAGTTGGTAAAAAGGGCTGCCTGCGTCAATGTAGCCCCAGCATCGTCCTGCGCATGGAACTCCTGCATAGGACTGTCGGCCACAGCAACAAGGTTAGCCGTAGAAGCCGCACTATAATCCAGGGCCGCTCCCAGGATCAGGACACTTCCCGCAGCGGCAGGACTGATGTTACCGTCTGCCTCCGCCTCTACTACGTCATTTATGAAAACCGCTGTAGAGTCTCCTGCATCAGCGTTATATGGCCGTGAACTGATAAGCAAAATAGGCTCAAAACCATTAGGTCTGTCTGCGTTTGCCACTTGAAGATCACTCTCCTCTCAAAATATTTACCTGCGATGTTGTTGGGAAACTTCACCACGTTCTCGTGAGGGTTCCGTCACCGCCTGCCCTTTCTCTACCTTGTCGGACATGCGCATAGCATTGCTATGGTCCATGCCGTTCTGACGGTAATGTTCATAGGCCCTGCGGCCCAGGTCTTTTACCGCCGCTATGTCAACAGTAGAATCATCAGGCATCTGCTGCTTTACAAGCCTCTGGCGACGCCGTTCCCGATTTGTCTTGATCTCTTCAGGCACATACATGAGCACCATTTCCTGCGTGCGCATCGTAGTGTCTTCATGGTTATGCTGGAAAGGCATATCTGTAGACTCTTTACGCTCTTCTACCTGAAAGCCCGCATCACGGTAACGCTGAAAACGCTGCTTCGTTACCCACCTGTGTGAGCCGCCTTCCCTCTGTGCCTTGTCCTTATACTCCTTGGGCACATATAGGAAGTCCGTCTCATCCAGCTCTTCCACGATTTTTAGGCCCTCTACTATTTCCGCTTCCAGTTCTTCACGTTCTTTCTCTACCTCCCTCTGCTTGGAATAAGCATCAAGGTCCTGCTGCTCATATGCCACCTTTAGGGCTGTAGGGTGTGAAGCTTCCAAGTGATCTACGAAAGTAGTCTGTCGCTGACCATCTTCCTGCGCATAGCCTACCTCGTAATAGCACCACGGGCATATGGGGTTCTCGTTCAGTCCACGAGGGGCCTTGTCATATACCCACTGTGCCGCGTTCTTCAAGAGTTGGCGTAACTGCGCTTTCGCTGCCTGCTCTTCGTGCGGCATTACATCATTTTTGGGCTTGTCTGCTTCTGACATGGTTTATTACCTCGTATGAACAAAAGACATATGCGGTGCAGGCTCACCACCATCTACAGGTGGAGGGGCGTCGTAAGTCGGTACGGCCTCAGATGTGACATCACCCATAGAGGCACGAAGGTCATCATCCGTTTTATTCTGGAAACTCTTTGGGAAGCGCACACGCAGATCTAAAATTTTGGCGTCCTGTGCTCTGCGTATATCATCTACCGAAGGTCGCCCAGAAGAAGCGCCGCCAGGCTGGTGTATACTGCCTGCCGAACCATTGGGGTTGGAAGGGTTGACACGCCGTGTGGCTTTTATCTCACCACTGCGCATCATATCCGCCCACATCTTATCGGCAAGCATCTCCTGATGGTTGGACCACGCGGGCTGCTGTACTATGTGAGCACCTACACGCCGCCCTATCTCCTTGGCCGCCGTCTCATCGACTAAGCCCGTTGACTGCATCTCGTTGAGTTTGTTGGTAAGCTGCAATGAGGCGGTGATACCACCAAACTGCTGCTGCATCCTGCCATTAAACTCCTGACGCAGTTCTACCTTCGCCTGCTCCACTGCAAGACGTGCCTGTTCTGTCGACACATCCGTCACCGCCTTACGTGCTTTGACACCATCGGCATCATCACCAAATGGATCTTCTTCAGCGGCAACCGGCTGTGCGTTATTGTTTTTTGTGGAGTTCTGCAACATCTGCTGCATAAGCACGTTCTGATGTTGCAACTGTGCATTAGTCGCCTCTGCGGCCCGTCGTTTCTCCGATTCTTCACGCAATCGTGAAGAGGGTACATTGGGACCGTCATTGTTTTCGTCAGCACCTTCACCTGCCGTATCGTCGGCAGCAAACGCAAAAGTGATGGGTGCGATGGGTTCCGGTTCGGTCTCCGGTGTGACCTGGGGTGTTTCGTCACCCTGGACGTGTGGAGTAGTATCGCCACTCCCTGCGGGTTGATCTATTACTACCGGGGTCTCTTCTGGCATCTCATCTCTCCTTTACCACAGTTTACGCGAGGGCGTACCCCCACCGACAGCCTTGGCTTTCTTGGTGCCGCCAGGGTTCACCTTTGAAGCGGCAGTCACGTTGGGTTTCGTTGAACCGCCATCATGCTTCTTACTTTTATGGCTCATTTTCTTTCCGCCCTTCATGCTATTCTTGTAGTCCATTACGCTTTCACCTCCTCGGATGTTTGTGGGCTAAATACCCTCAGTCCCTTACGTTTGTAGGGACCCTCATACATCTTTTCCTGCCTGTCAGCATTCGTCAGACACCAACACGCCAATGCCCTCAATCGGGCGGGCGTCATACCTTCCGTCACTACTATCGGCTCTGATGACGGCTTGTCCACTCTTGCGAATATTACGTGCTTCTCACTGAGCATATTCTGCGCTATGGTACGCTCCATATCAAATATCATCGGGCATCTCATCGTCAAGGACCGTCCCTGCGCCTACTGCTGCGCCAGTGCCTAGCACTGCGCCAGTGAGTCCCAGTATCCGCAGTATCTCCAAGTCATCGGGGTTGAAGACTATATAATTAGAAGTTCCTCCTGACGCGCCTCTACTGCTTTGGTCTAGGAACTTGATGCCCTTCAAGCCCTTGGACTCAAGAGCCTTAGATACCCCGTGTGCATCACCCACCTGTTGTTTAAGTATCTCTAAAATACCAGCACCATCAGCATCTTCTATGCCCTCAATCCTTTTAGCACTCCAATCAGAATCAGTTACCTGATACCCTTTCGGTTCAGTATTAAATGACCGCACAGCATCCTGCACCTTCTCGCTCTGCTCACTAAGCGGCTTGTCCCAGTGCAAAAACTCATCATCGGCGGCGTGTAGGGCCGACTCGTATACGTTGCCGGTATCCTCAAATATTCTATCTTCGTTATTCCGTATCCATTCTCTTGCTTCTCTAGAAACAACATCACCTTGGGCATCTTGCATTAGATATTTTATAGCCTCATCGCT